GACCACATAAGGAGAACCACAAACACCAGCAAACGAAATAAACTCAACATCTCCCTTGAAACTTAGATTGAGGCTATAGTACTTAGCACTCCGGAACCAAGTAGCTGGATCCGATTCGTATTTAATAACCTCCGGAGAGGGACGAATAGCTTGTCGGGATAAGACAGTTCTTCCTTGATGTGTTTTATGCACCAAGACAGTCGAGCGTCCATAGAACTGCGGCTGTGTCTCTGGAAAGAAATCCACCAGAGATGAAGAAGAGGGGGCAGACGGAAGGTGCACCAGAGCAAAATCACTCTCTGGTCTGCGAATCACCATATTCCCTGTCACTTTTTGATCCTTCGTACGTGCGCATGGTTCACTAGGATCAGAAGTTGTCTCAATAGAAAACGTACCATCTGGGATGGCATGGTCAGGTACCATAATAACATTTCCTGAGACAAAGACACCATTGACCGATTGAATCTTTTTCCCATCCTGAGAAATCGTGACAACACGAAGGGTTCGCTGCAAATGCATTTGCAAATCCTTAGACGTGGTTGTCGATGATTTTTGGGAAATAATCGGTGTGTGTCTGGAGAATCCTTCCTTATAATCGCGAGCATCGTTCTTCGCAATCTGAGTAAGGCGGTTTTCCTCCTCCTTTCTGAAAGCCTTATGAGAGCTATCAAGAAAGGAACTCATATCCTGGGCCTTAGGCCTCGAATATTGTCGGACGGCTTGGATAGCTTTGTACAGCACAAAAATGCTAAAACCAAAACCGAACAACTTCAGGGAGTTTTCCTGAACAGATTCATAGAGAGTGCGGGTAACACTCGAGAGTTGATCACATCGGGACTGAATCTTACGATCCACGATGCGTCGCAAACGGAGTACTGAGAATGCCACATAGGCTATCAAACACGGTAGAAGAGTCAAAAGAAACGGACTCAATTCGCACAGTGTCAACAATATACTAGTGACAAGAATTAGCAATGGCGCAAGAAATATTTGTCCCCGGTGATCCCAAAGGAGCTTCTTGAACCATAAGTTCGCAACTACACCACGAGTGTTCAATATAATCTCAGACCCCATGCCGGTAAAACTTGCATGGGGGAGATCGAACACAAACAAAGATCTCAACTGGATAAGGTGCTCAGTGGACAGGCGGTCAAAAATACCACCAACATGAGCCTCCAATTTTGTGTCATCGCAACATCTGCAGATCCCCGAAGGAATACCGCAATCGTGACACATACCAGCCTTTAGATTTTGCTGTAGCATGTTGAACTTTTTCTCTTGCTTCTTCTTATGTTGCTCACAGTCCTTGCGAATGAACTGAAGCATCTTTTCGAAGTCGCGATCAATTGTCTCCTCATCTCCTACCCATTCCAAACGTGGGATAACATCCCACTCGACGACACCATCGTCTTCAAGATTCTTGAAACGGGAGAGAGTCAGTTCGTAAATATCATAGCGAACTTCCTCCAGATCTTTAACACCACCATAGTCATTACGAAACTCCTCACGTACGCGAACGTGAATATGGAGTGCAAAGCGTCGCAAAATAGACGCTCCGCAATTCGATTGACGGGTGACGTCAAGATCTTCTACGTTCGTAGTAACTAACAAGGCAACGTTTTCTGGGAAATACTTGCCTTTGTCCTCTACGGCAGCCTTCTCAAGGGGTCTCGGAACAGTGTTCACGTAGTTGAGAATCCTATCATAGTTTGGCTTAATTGTTTTGCTGTTGGCTACATCATCGCACACAATGAGCTTATGGCTAGGCATAATATTAGATTCGAACTTCTCGTTAATATTTGAGGTTATGGTTAATCCTTCCTCCGAAGGATCGTAACCGTAAGCACTCAAAATAGTCTTAGAGATAGTCTCGGTCATCAAACTTTTACCACAGCTCGAAGGACCACTCAGCTTCACAGCATACGGCTGACTTTTAGATGGTGTATCCTTTTTCGTTGCGTACCAGGCCGCTTGTAATTCATACAGCCTGCGGACATAGTTACCAATTGCTAGCTTTTGCTGCACAGATGTGCAGCGGGCTGCTAGTTTCTTGGAATTTCCAACGGCGGCGTCTAAGCGCTTCTCGAAAGAGCGCAAGGTGAGTTTGTATTGGTCGCGTAGGGCAACCTCTGCACCTTTGATAGCATAGTTAAACGCAGACTCAATGAGACGTACTTCTGTCTCAAAACTTTGAGTTTCGTCTTTGTAGAGTGGTAGGACTGACCAATCTCCACTAACTATGGCTACCCAGTTCTCAACGCAGAACTGGTAGGCTCGTAAAGCCAAGTCGTAGACATCCTTGATATCAGGAAGTACACTCTTGAATGATTGAAACTTTTCCAAGAGGACTGTGAAATCGATTGCATCCCAGCGAGTAAGGGAAACCGCGGAGAGGATGACTGTTTGTGACTTGACTACGAAAGCTTCGACATCTTTGTAGATCTCTAAATTGCAGAGTGTGTCGAGCTTATCCAAGATAGACATGACATTCCAGTTATCGTCAGCACCATGAGCAGTAAGCTTTCCGAAGAGTGTAGTAAATAACTCTCGGATAAAATAAGCCGCCTTCTCAGGGAGGTGCTGAACCAAAAAGTTGGTCAGGTTGGTGATGATACTTGCCCAAGTAGGATTCTGAAACACATTGAAGAGTGCAGTAATAAAACTGGAAACTACTCTTACTGTGTCAGGTGAAATCTGGTCAACCATACTCTCCAGCACGGAAATGAACAGGTTCACGGTGCGAATGATATCCGCATACTCGGGAAGTTCGGGAAGTTGGGGCATATCTGGAAGGCTATGTGCTTGCAACTTCTTTCGTTGGATATTAACCTTTTCAAGCTGTTCAACTAGCTCGAGGATTGATGCGGTATTTTTATTACCACACTTCGTCCGCAAGTGTTGTAAGCGCTCTACAATGCGGTTGCGCTCGCTTTCCAAGGCTTTGTGTTGTTTCTGGCTCATCTGCTTTCGGCCAGAAATGCGTTTCTCGTACTTCTTTTTACGGTCGTACTCGAAAATCCCATCAGATGGTGCAGAGATGGGTAAATCAGTGGTAAAACTATTTGTGTTAGTAACCTAGATTGCTATCACCACAGGGCTAGTCAGGCACCTATGGCTCTACCTCGTTTATGGAATTTCTGTGATTTACTCGTATGAGTTTCACAGTTCGGTCAGGTAGCCTAACCCGTACGTATTTGCATACGAACAGGAACCGAATATCTTGATTATTTGGATCGTCTCCATCGCATTCAAGACTGCGATTATTATCTCTCGTTCAGATCGATGCTTCCCAGGGCATCTAGTTAATCTGTATATTTACCGAGGACTCATTCACTTTCCTCAGATCTTATTCTTTTATCTTCTTTGCCAGGACTTACTAATATTTGCCTGTTTTAACAAGAAATTTCAGATCACATCATTGTATCTTAAGCGCAAGACCAAACTTATCCTTACCCAATGGTAAGGGGTTTGTCAATCTTACTAGACATTGAAAGTTGTGAAAATA